AAATATACTGCTGATATAATAGGTGTATCTAGGCAGGATGCAAAAGCACATACATTCAAACCTTTGTATGGTGGTGTTACTGGTACAGATGACGAGAAAAGATATTATTCTAAATTTTTAGAAAAATATAAAGATATAAAACTATGGCATGAAAAATTGCAGAGTGAGGCTATAAGATTTAAAAGAATTAAACTACCAACTGGTAGAGAATACTCATTTCCTTATGCAGAGAGAACACCTTGGGGTGGATCTACTTATGGTACACAAATAAAAAATTATCCTGTGCAAGGTTTTGCTACAGCTGATATTGTACCACTAGCTTGTATAAATATATATAAACTAATGAAAGATAAAAATGTTAAAAGTTTACTTGTAAACACAGTTCATGATTCTATTGTAGCTGATGTTTATCCTGGTGAAGAAGATGTGATGAGTGATATATTTAACCAGGGCACTGCAGATGTAATACCTGCATTAAAAAGATATTACAATATTGATTTTAATGTTCCGCTTGACACTGAACTTAAAATAGGCAATAATTGGTTAGATATGAAGGAGGTACAATGACCAAAGAAATAGATGCATTAGATACTCTTGATGAGTATTCTGATGAAGAATACTCTGCATACTTAGAGTATAAAGATCTAAAAGATAGATGTATGATAGAGCCAACTACATTATACATTGACAATAATCATGAGTTTTTTTCAGAGTGGAAATACTTTGCGGAGGCAGATGATTTAAGTATAAAAATAGTAAAAGGAGAAACCAGAATATGCTAGCTAAATTATTCACATACCTATCTGGTTGTGCGACATTATGCGTTATATTTTTAATGGTATATTTAACAATTAGTTTATTTTTTTATTGATTTTTTTTAAAAATATGATATATAATAACGTAAAAATAGGAGGACAATATGTCTGAAAATAACTTAGTAAATATAAAAGGAATGTCTGATAAGCAAATAATGGAAGCTATCGGGCAGGATGATGGATCTAACATGGGTACTAACATACCTAGATTAGCGATCAATCGTACACCAGAAGATGACGATGGTAATCAATTACCAGTTGGTCACTTCTATACATACGACCCAGATGTTGGTCAAAATGTTTTTGGGAAACCAGTTACATTTAGACCATTCTTGAGTGCCATGCAATACATGCACTATGATGCTGATAAGGGTGAGTATGTAAATAGATCTATAATATTTAAAAGCTGGAAAGAAGAAGCCATTGACATACTTGGTGGTACAAGATGTGGCAAGATCCCTTTTAAAGATAGATCATCATTAACTCCAGAGGAGTTAGAAAGGCAGAGAACTATTAGATGTTACAAACTAGTATATGGTTTGTTATCTTTTACTAATGGTAAAACTGCTCAAGGTAATGCACACAATGTAGAAAACTTACCAATACTTTACAGAGTAACTGGTACAGCTTTTTCTCCAGTTAGTGCTGCATTAGATCAGCTAAAAAAGAGAAAGAAACTTATGTTTAATTGTACTTTTACGTTAAACACTAAGAGGCAGAAAAAAGGCGGTAATGTATTTTATGTACCAGAAATACAAGTTAACTCAGAAGAGAACTTACAGCTAACTGATATGGATATGGATACTTTAAAAGTATTTCAAGAGTCTATAAATAATGAAAATGCTGAGGTAATAGCTGAGTATAACAAAGCTAAAAATAGTAAATCAAATAGTGGAGATAAGATTGATGCAAAGATAGTTGAAGATATGTCTAGTGTTGCACCAGAAGAAGTGTTATCTACATAATGAATGATATACTATTAAAAGTTCAAAGGTATCTTGACAATGTATCTAAATCTCCTGTTAAGTTAAACGATAGATTGGTTCAAGAGTTTGGTGAGGCATGTAAAAGTGCCTTACTCAAACAGTTTGAAGATAAAAGAAAAGATAAGTTTGAACCTAGAATGTCTAATATAGGCAGACCTTTGTGCCAATTACAGATGGAAGCTAAAGGTATTAAAGGTGAAGGTCAACCTTATAGTAATAAAATGAGAAATACTTTTGGTGATCTGATAGAAGCATTAGCTATATTTGTAATGAAGTCTGCTGATATAGAATTAAAAAATGAACAGAAAAAAGTTAAGTATGAATTTGATGGAGGGGAAATTGAAGGTAGGCAAGATGTTGAAATTGATGGAAAAATATGGGATATTAAAAGTGCATCACCATATTCATTTGAAAAAAAATTTGGAGAAGCAGGAGGGTTTGAAGAAGTTGTTAGAGAAGATTCATTTGGCTATGCATCACAAGGTTTTTTGTATGGTGAAAGTCAAAAGAAAAACTTTGGTGGTTGGATAGTAGTAAATAAATCTACAGGTGAATGGGTAGTTTGTGAAACTCCTGCATCACATGAGGAGTATAAAAAGGCAGCATTAGATTCTGCAAAAACTAATTATAAAATTTTAAAAGAAGGTAAGCCATTTAAGAGATGCTTTAAAGATGTGGCAGAAACTTTTAGAACTAAACCTACGGGTAATAGAGTTTTAGGTTTTGTATGTTCATACTGTCCTTATAAATTACCATGTTGGGGTAAAGATAAATTACAATTGCTACCACAACAACAATCTAAAGGTAAAAATCCTAAATGGGTTTGGTACACAGAAGTCAATAATCCTAGAAAGGATGAGGCTATGGAGGCAGGTGGGTATTAGTTTGAGGGGTCTACTTCCCACCAACTCCTTATGATGTTATATTTTATAGTATTTAAGAAGAAAGATGAAAAACATTATAGACTATTTAATAACACAGTATTTAGTTTAGAAAAAGAAGCAGATGAGTTTGGTAAAAAAAGTATGAAAAGAAATTATGAACATAAAGTATTAGAGTATAATAAGGATAACCACGATAAATATTGGGATGAAAAAAAAAGATAAAATAAATTATATTAATTCAGTTAAGGTAATAGTTTCACCTTGGGCAAATGGTTTTAATTGTAGCATTATGATGGATAGTCAATCTAAAATGTCTACTGAACAATACGAATTATGTTCTACAATAGCTAGAGGCATGATAAAAATGGCAACAACTGACCCTCATTCAACTTTTCTTTGGGGCTTACGTGGTTATGCTGAAGACAAGAAAAATAATAAACAAGATTTAACAGCTAGTTCTGTTGCAGAGTTTGATGATGAATCTAATGTTATTGATTTTCTTGAATACTTAAAAATGAAACGTGATAAGGAGTTAAACTAATGGCAACGCACTTAGTTATAGGTGACCCTCATTGTACACCTAAAGCAAACAATGATAGATTTCTGTGGGCAGGTAGATTAGCAGCAGATTATAAAGTTTCTCATGTAATATGCATGGGTGATTTTTGCAGTATGGATTCTTTATCCTCTTATGACAGAGGTAAAAAATCTTTTGAAGGTAGAAGATATCAACAAGATATGGATCATTCACATGAAGCATTATCTTTATTTAATAAAGGCTTAGGTAAGCATAGACCTAAAAAGATTATGCTACATGGTAATCATGAAGATAGGATTGATAGGTTTGTAGATGAGAATCCAGAACTTGATGGTACATTAAAGATTAGTGATCTTAAATTTAAACAATATGGTTGGGAAGAAGTTAGATACAAAGCTATAAAAGTTGTAGATGGTGTACACTATTCTCATCACTTACCATCTGGTATTATGGGATCTGCAATATCTGGTGAAAATATTGCTAGAAGTATATTGACAAAGCATAAGGTTTCTGCTACAGTAGGTCATAGTCATTTAATAGATTATGCAGTATCAACACTACCTAGTGGTAAAAAATTACATGCCTTATCTGCTGGATGCTATTTAAATCATACTGAACATTTTGCTAGAGATACTCAGCATATGTGGTGGAGTGGTTTAGTAATTAAAAGAGAAGTAAAAGATGGTAATTATAATATGGAGTTAATTGATATCAAAACAGTTAGGAGGGAATATGGTAAAAGATAAACGCACATATACAAAGAAGATAGATCATGGTCATGATATGTCATATGAGAATGAAGTTATGTATGACAATGTAAATGCACCACCACATTATCTTCATGGTAAAAAAGAAACTATAGATGTTATTAATGATTGTATGACTAGTGATGAGTTTCATGGATACTTGAAAGGTAATATTCTAAAGTATGTTTCTAGATATAAATTTAAAGGAGAACCATTAGAAGATTTACATAAGGCTCAATGGTATCTTGAAAGATTAGTTAAGGAGGTTAGTAATGGGACAAGTTAAACAAGCACAATTAGAAGTAGAAGATTTCGTTGCAGGTTGTTTGCGTCAAGGTAGAACGTTAAACCAAACTATACGAGATGCTAGAGAATCTAAACTAGCAAAAACTAATCCGTATCTAGATGACGAGGATTTAATAGAGAATAAATACTACCAATTTAAAGGAGCAGAGTAATGCAAGAAATAATTATGAAAGCCTTAAAAAAAAGATATGAGGCAGAAATAGAGGTAGCAAAAGCTACGATAGCAGTTTACCTAGAAAAACCTGCAGGTATTGGAGATCATCCAAATATTGTAGGTGAGGTAGATAAACAGTTAGAAATAATAGGATGTGCAAAAGATAAACTAAAAGTTATCGAAAATGATTATCCTAATGAAGATGATATACCATTTTAATAGGAGGACAAATGGCTGAACAAAAGAAAGAAACACCAAAGACTACACCAAGAATGTATAACATAGATTCTGAAAAACTTATGGATATTATGAGATACTTAATGACAAGACCT